TCGTGAGACTCACGATCCATTGACCTCGCCCTATTACAGGACGAGACCAACGTCGACCGGCCCTACGGCTCACTATCGCCGTATGACCCTAGACCGTGAAGTATTCACGTCGTGGCCATCGCAGCAGCTCCACGGTTTAAAGACCCGTTTAGCTCGTTGCATGTAGCGAACGCTTTATCGCTACTAGCTTCTGCTTTGAAAGGCGGACGTCCACCTGTTAGGTGAGTCCTTTCACTCCACTATCCTTAAAGGATTGTATAATGCCGCAAATGGCATCCATCGTCATCAATGACGCCGAGGCGACTCCTGTCGCCCACACCCTCGATCCGGTTACGACCGACGGATCGACCGCGCGCCTGGCCAACCGGTCTGCCACTACGCCTCGGGGTTTCGAAACCCTGAGTGTCGAAGTGAAGCAGCCGGCGGGTAACCAGACAGCTTACCGCATCCTGATTGGGTTTAATGACCCGGTTGAGGCGACGGTAGACGGTGCGCAAGTCGTGGTCCGCAACTGCAGTGCAGACATTCGTCTGAACTTTGGTCAGGACTCGACCGCTCAGGAACGCAAGAACCTGCTGAAGCTGATGTCCAACTTGCTCGCCCACAGCACTGTTGTGTCTGTGGCGGACAAGCTCGAACCTATCTACTAAGATAGGCCCGACTTGTGGAGATCAAGCTCAGAGACGTTGCCATTGCCGTTGCGGCAGTGTGCGTTACGTTGGTCTCTTGTAGTCACTCAGTTACAACTGAAACAGGAGCATTACAATGCCCCATTCCGCGAAGCGTAAGCGCGACGCCAACGTCGAAATCAATCCCTCAGTCCTACCCGATACAATTTCCCGACTCGAAAGGGCCGGAATATTGTTCGGACTGCCCAGCGTACTTAGAGGACGCATCGGAGTAGCTCCTTTAGACCCAGACGAAATTCAACAGTCTGAGTTGACAGAGCCTCTCCGGTTTGCCTGTGAGTACCTTGGCCAGAACATCCTCTCCAAATTCGATGACGGGAAACCGTCCGCGGATAAGGAAGCGGAAACATGGAAGCGATTCTTCGCAGCTGAGGTCTCATGCTCGCATGCTAATGCGCGCCTAGCCCACCCTCTGCGCCTGTCTCAAACAACAGGCATCAGCGTGTGGTCCGTCATTGAGACGGCCGCACGAAAAATAGAGTGGTTACTAGGCGCGTATTCAGAACACGAGTGTGAGGGGTATCGAAACTTTACGTCGGGAGCCAGTTTGTTGCTGGCCCGGCGCCAAGGTAGCGCGCCCTATAAATACTCGGGTAAACCCGAGACGACGGTTTCGAATCTCCAAACTGCGGCCCAGTCTATCTTTCCTTTAGATAGCGTGTGGTCCCGGGCCATCGAACATCATAAGTACTTTCAGATATTCGATGGTAACGAGGTTCAGTGTGTACCCAAGAACTGGAAGACCGACCGTACGATCGCAATCGAGCCAAGTCTGAATATGTATGTTCAGAAGGGGCTCGGTACCGCGATTCGACGGAGGCTCCGGAAGGTAGGTATTGATTTAGACGATCAAACCCTGAACCAGAATCACGCCCGCGAGGGCTCGATTCATGGTGACAGGGCAACGATCGACTTGTCAATGGCGAGCGACACGATCTCTCGCGAGATCGTGCGCCTTCTCCTACCCCCTGACTGGCTACTTGCACTTGAGCAGTGCCGTAGTCCCGTCGGAGTTCTTCCTTCCGGTGATAAAGTTGTTTACCGGAAGTTTAGCAGCATGGGCAACGGTTACACGTTCGAGTTAGAATCCCTGATATTTTGGGCTCTAACCTGGGCAGTGACTTTTCTCCATGATGGGGACATGTCTCTGATTGGCGTTTATGGTGACGACCTCATCGTAGATACCAACGTGGTCCAACCGCTTACGGACGTTCTGTCCTACTGCGGTTTTACAACCAATGTGAGTAAAACTCATATTGATGGACCGTTCCGTGAGAGTTGTGGTAAACACTACTTTAACGGAATTGACGTGACACCTTTCTTTGTCAAGAAG